TGCTGATGGCAACGTGGTGATTTCAAAGATCGCTGGTAACCATGGGCAGATCACCATCAATGTTCAGCAGACTTCTGATGCTCACAAGTTCCTGCTTGCTCAATACAATGCTCTGATCATCGCTCCTCCGCTCCTCTGGGCTCAGGGTGCCGGTCTGATGCGTTGTCTGAGCGATGGAACCAGTCACACGTTTACGGGCCTTTGTTTCCAGAAGCTCGGAGATAAGGGATATGAAAAGCAGAGCAAGATGGTTTCATGGGTCCTGCTTGCTGGCGACATTCAGAGTGTTCCGTTCTAACCGACCTTGACAGGTCAGAAAGGGTTCGTGATGCCAATTCGTGAGACAGAGAGAATTGTGACAGTCTCCGGGCGTAGGTGGAAAGTAAAGAAGTTTGATGCGTTAACCGGAAGCTATATTGCATTGAAGATGATGTCGAAGGTTTCCCACATTGCGGTGGGAGTATTTGCAGGAAATCTGACAGACAAGGCGGTCATTGCAATGTCGATTGCCAACGAAATCGGCGCTCTTGCGAAACAGGAGTTCAACGAAATCCAGTCGGAGTGCCTTCATGTAGTTACAGAACTTGTGACCGTAGGGGATAAGGTTGTTGACACTCCTCTTCGCCTTCCCGATGGTCGCTGGGGTGTTTCAGGGGTAGAAGATGACGCTCTACTCATCATGACTCTGGTCTCTCACGTACTGCTTTTCAATCTGACAAGTTTTTTCGACGGAAACGCATTGAAGGACTCGAAAGAGAGCTTCAAGGATTTGATCCCCTTCGGTGCGCAAACCTCGATGAATACGCCTACTCCCCTGTAATGATGGGGGAGTGGCGGCAACATCAGCTTTGGGACGGGACTTACACACTTGATGATCTTTATGATTGGCATGAGATGGTTACGGTTCGAGAAGAAAATAAACGTCGGTCTCATGAGTATAATCGTAGGCATCAAGAACAAGGATAGGATGCAATCAAACTTACCCTAGATTTCGCGTGTAATCGAGCCCAGGTTAAACTTTAATCCTGGATTAGGGTAAAGGGATAGGGTAAGATATTCAAAGCCTCCTACGGCTGATTTTTAAGAAATAACCACGGCAAGATTAAAGGAGTCCCACCTGTGGAAGATGTATTAAAATCCTATCTAGTTAGCCTCGGCTTCAAGATTGATTCTGCATCCTTCGGAAAGATGCAGGACGGTCTGAAGAAGCTTGATAAATCTATCGCAGACAGTGTCTCCGCAATGGCAAAGAATTATGTCATTGCTGGGGGGGTAATTGTTTCCGCTTTAACCAGTGTTGCAGGAGCTACCGTTGATTTAATGGGGAAGGTAGCTGCTGCTGATTTGACTTATCAGAAACTCGCCCTCCGTATGTATATGACAAGGGATGCTGCTAAGCAATTCAAAATCGTTACTGATTCCATGGGAGAGGATCCTGGAAACATTGCCTGGATCAAAGAACTCAATATTCAATACAAAGAGTTGATGGGCCTTGCCAAGCGAATGGAGACTCCTGGTGATGCTGAAGGTCAGCTTAAGTACATTCGTAGCATTGGAAGAGAATTTACGAAGATGAAGGTCGAGGCCACTTATGGCTTGCAATGGATCACCTATTATCTTTTCAAAGAATTCAAGAATGAAATTACCAATACGAAGACTACTCTTGAAGATCTTAATAAGGCTATTGAAGAGAAGACGCAGAAGTGGGCCGCCGAGATAGCCAAATGGGCAAAGATCTTCTATGGGTTTGCAGAAACTATGGGGGAATTCGTCTGGGACATTATAGACTCCTTTTTAGAGCTCTACAATACCCTTGGAGAGGGAGAGAAATATCTTCTTGCATTCGGGATAGCCATCACAGCTCTTTTTGTTGCTGGTCCTATTGGTAGAGCTTTAATTGTAATTGGTTTATTGACTGCAGGTGTGAATGATTTTTACGGGGCTATGAAGGGGAAGGAAACGGCATTTCCAATAGAGGTGTGGTGGGCGGCTGCTGCCGCTCTTGATGCTTTAGCTAAAGGATTGATAGCGGTATATCTTGCAGGTAAATTGGCCACTTTGCCTATTAGGAAGGGATTTGAGTTCGCAACTGAAATTATCCCTCAGATCCTTGCATCGGGTCTATTTATCCATAGCAGTAAATCACAAGAAGAATTTGATAAAAGGAAGACTATTTCCGGTGCAGTATTATCCGGCAAGTGGAAGAAATTCACGGAAGATGAAGGGTCTCTTAAAACCTTATTAGATCCTAAATTTTGGGGCGATTCAAGTATGATGGATCGTCTGGATAAAAAGTCTGGAGGAAAGTTTTTCTGGACTGATGAAATGAGGAAAGCACAAGCTGATGCATGGGATACAGCCCATGGTATAGGATCTGCAACTCCAGGAGTTGTTCCTCCTGGTTATGTTGGAGTAAGGAAGCTTACTCCACAAGAACAGGTTTTATTTATGAAAGGAAAAAAATACGATCCTTTTATAGAGGCTTCCGCTAAGAAGTATAATGTTGATCCTAATATGATTAAGGCGATAATGTCCCAGGAGAGTTCATTTGATGAAAAAGCTATTTCATCTGCTGGAGCAAGAGGCTTAATGCAGTTGATGCCAATAACTGCCTCTGGAATAAATCCGTTCAATCCCGGGGCAAATATAGATAGAGGCACTCAATACTATTCATCTCTATTGAAAAAATACAAAGGAAATTCTTCATTAGCTCTTGCGGAATACAACTCTGGCTCCGTAGCAATGAATAAGTATGGCGGAAATCAAATCCCGCCATATCCGGAGACACAGGGATTTGTTTCTACAGTTCAGTCGAGATATGAAGCCTTATCAGGGATAACAGTTCAGAAAATCGAAGTTAATTTACCAGGAAAAACAGATCAGCTTACTTCTGCAGATGTTAAACAAGCAGTGGTAAGTGCTATAGAAAAAATCAATACGCCATACTTTCTTGAAACAGCGAGGGGACAATGAGCCCAACATTAACTAATCCAACTTTGATAGATACATCAAGCTTGCAATATGCTCCTTGGCGTGCTTGGTTGATTTATGCCACTCCAAATCCTCAGGTTGAAAAATTTGGATTTCGCCCTCCCGGATGGGGAGAGATAGAACCCGTTACCTCAGTACAGGATCCGGATGGAAAATACTGGTTTTTCGATGCTGTAATGCGTTTAGATCATGGTCAATCTCAAAGGGTAACTCAGCATCCAGTTCAAACAGGTGCGAATATAACGGATCACTCATTTTCTTTGCCTGCTCAGCTTACATTGGAGATAGGCATGAGCGATGTTATGGATAGCTATGATCCAGGGCAATGGACAACTATTCTTAACTCTACAGATGAGTTGGACATCGGAATGGGCGGTGCAGGGGAATCAGCTACCGGTACGGTTGTGAGTCCAGTTTCAAAATCTGTAGCCGCATATGAAAAGCTTCTTGATTGGAAGAATCATGGCTCTCCCTTACTGATAAATACCCGCTTGGGCGGGTATGGCAATATGGTTATTACGAATATTAATGTTCCTGACGATGTAAAGACTTTGCATGGTTTAAAGTGCTCCGTGACTTTTCAGCAGATTTTTACATCCTCGATTGAGAAACAGGTGACATGTGCTCTGCCTCAGGAAGCTACGACAACAGAAAAAGGGCCTATTCCTGTAGTAACCGATAATCCAAATAAGACCGATACTAAGAAAATATTTGATAAAGCAAGCCGTGCGGCCGCAAGAAAAGCAGGAACATTAACGGTTGTATCTCCTCCAACTCCGGTTCCTTGAGGGAAATATGAACACCTCTTTATATGGCAGAAAATGGGAGTTGCAGATTCATTGTCAAGATGGAACCCTTTATACTATGGGGAGTGACGGTTTTACGGGTATTGAGTCTCTGAAATGTACTTTTGAAGTCAATTATCCGGCCTATGAGGGTTGGTATTTTTCTGAATTTAATGTGTATAATGCAAATCCCGATGTCTATAGGCAGGTTATCAAGGAGGGAGCAAGGGTTTATTTTTCAGCCGGGTATGCAGATGGTAAGTACGGTCAAATCTTTGGCGGATCCGTCATGCAATCTTTTGTAACAAGAGAGAATGTCACCGACTGGAAGTTGACTCTCATGTGTATTGATGGCGGCTTGTTAATGAAAGATAATTTTGTGTCTTTTTCAACGATAGCCGGTTATTCGGACTTTACTCTATTGAACTCTATTGCGGGAAGGGCATGGACTCCCGTTCAAATAGGAAATGTAACCGACAAGATCAGCACAAAGGAATACCCAAGAGGACAATGCCAATTTGGAGAGCCTGTTTCTCCGATAAGAGAAATATGTAGAAATAATGGTTGCAAATTTAATGTAAAAGATGAGGTTGTCCATGTAGTTCACCACTCTGATGCTTTACAGGGGCTTCCAA